GCTAATCAACTTTACGAATCAACTTTAGAAAATTTAATTACAAGATGTAGATGGAGATTTGCAAGTAAACAATCTCAATTAAGTAAAAATACAACTAACCCTGATGCAAGATATGAATCTTCATATGCTTTACCAAATGATGCATTAGTTATCCACACAGTTACAGTAGGAGATGATGTTATTAAGTATGATAGATATGGACAAAATTTATTTACAGACACTACATCTAGTGATACAGTTATTGCAGATTACACTTTCCAACCTAGTGAGAGTGATTTTCCTCCATACTTCAAACAGACGCTAGTTTTCGAACTGGCGTCTTTATTTGCAGGAGCAATAGCAAGAAACGATCAGTTATCTGAACTCTATCACAAAAGAGCAATAGCCCAATTAGCAATAGCTAAAGGTATAGATGCACAAGCACAAACTACAAGAAGAATGGATGTAGATAGATTTAGAAATAATAGAAACCGAACTGCATTAAGTAATATAACAGCAGTAGCACCATAGGATGAACAATGGCAAGACAAAGGGTTCATCAAGCTAGTTTTTTAAGAGGAGAACTTGATCCAAAAATATTATCTCGTGTTGATCTAGCGGCTTATGGTCAAGGATTAAAGAAAGCAAGAAATGTAATACCAGTTAATCAAGGTGGTATAGAAAGAAGAAGTGGTACTGTATATAGAGCAGACTTAGGTGCTGTTTCAAGAATAGAACCATTTATATTTAATGAATCACAAGAATATATATTTGCTTTTCAAAACCAAGCATTAAAAATTTATTCTACTAATGGTACTTTAGTAGCAACATTATCATCATGCCCTTGGGTTACTTCAGAGTTATTTGAAATGAACTATACTCAATCAGGAGATAACATGATTATAGTACATGAAAACTTTGTACCACAAGTTATTACTAGAGTAGGAGCAACTACATTTACAAGAACTGCATTTGGTTTTGAACAAAGTCAAAATGGAGCAGACACATTTCAACCATATTTTAAATTTGCAGATGATAGTATTACATTAGATATAGATACTGCAACAGCAGGAACAGGTGTTACTGTTACAGCATCTTCTGCATATTTTACTTCATCATATGTAGGTATGAAGTTAAGGTATCATGGATCAGAACTTACTATTACTGGATATACATCATCTACTGTAGTTACAGCTACATTAGAAAAAGATGTTGAAATAGTTTTAGATGAAGATCCATTTGCAACTTCACAAGGATCAGGAGTAGTTAATGTAACTCATGTACAACATGGTTTTACTACAGGTGCTAGTATAGTTATAGCTGGAGCAGAAGATATATTTGATCCTGATGGTAATGGTTTAGCGGCAAGTAATATGAATGGTACAAGAACTATTACAGTTATAGATGATAATCATTATGAGTTTACAGCAGGTTCTAGTGATACTGCAACTGAATCAGTAGATGGTGGAGGTGTAAGAGTTACAATATCAGGACATCCACCTACTACAGTATGGGATGAACAAGTATTTAGTGCAGTAAATGGATTTCCAAGAACAGTTACATTTCATGAACAAAGATTATTTTTTGGTGGAGTAACAGCTTTACCTGATGGAATACAAGCTAGTCAAGTAGCAGACTTTTTTAACTTTGATGTAGGAGATGCTGAAGATGCAGACTCAGTACAAATACAAATAGCGTCAGATCAAGTAAATGAAATTAGACATTTAACATCATCTAAAACATTAGAAATATTTACAAGTACAGGAGAGTTTTATCTTAAACCACAAGTATCTAAACCTATTACACCAACAGATATACAAATTATAAGACAATCAAGTTTAGGTGTACAAGAAAAAGCTATGCCAAAAAGATTTGATGGTGCAACTATATTTATACAAAACAATGGTAAAACAGTAAGAGAGTTTTTCTTTAATAGTGGATCAGAGGAATTTACTTCAAATAGTATTTCTCTACTTAGCTCCCACTTAATAGATACACCTGTTGATTCCGCTACTATTACATCTATAGGAGAAAGAACAGAACAGTTTTTTTTCTTAGTTAATAGTGATGGAACAATAGGTGTATTTACTTCTCAAAGAGCAGAGAAGATAGCAGGATGGGTGTTATGGAGTACAGATGGAACATATGAATCTGTTGCTTGTACAACTGGTAACATTTATGCAGTAGTAAAAAGAAATATAAATGGAAGTGATGTTTATAATTTAGAACAATTTTCTAATACATCCTTTGATGTACCTACAGATTGCACAGTAACTAAAACTATATCAGGAAGTTATCAACCACATGGAACACCATTAGTTAATGGTGCTATATCTTCTTCTACAACTTTTATAGCTGATGGATTTACAAATGCTCCAAGTCAAGGAGAAACATTCCAATTTGGAGGATCAGGTACAACCTATACGATACAGTCTGCAACTGCTACTGGAAATTCAGGAGAATACACTATCGTTATAAGTGCATCAGTATCTCAAGCAGATAATACTGCATTACAATTTGTTACTAGCAAAGTATTCTCAGGTCTTAACTCAGCACCTAATCTTGTAGGAAAAACAGTCCATGCAACAGCAGGATCAACAGAGGGTGGTAATATATTTTATTATGGAGATGGCACAGTAGATTCAAATGGAAATGTAACTTTTGATACACCTATTAGTGCTTGTGATATAGGATTATTATATAGCCCAACAGTACATACCTTACCAATAGATGCGACTATTCAGGGTGGACAACTTACTGGTCATCCTAGAAAAATAGGTAAAGCTGTAGTAGAGTTATCTTCAACTTATAATATACAAATTAATTCTAATGATGTAATTCTAACAACAGTATCGTTAAATACATCTAGCGGTATAGAAAGTTTTACAGGTAAAAAAGAGGTATATGTGTTGGGTTATAGTTTAGAACCAAATTTAGAAATAAGTCAATCTGTTCCAGTACCTATGAGGATATTGGGATTAACAACTGAGGTATATTATTAATGTGTGATCCAGTAACAGCTACATATGTAACACTAGCGGCTACAGCAGGTACTACTCTTATGAGTATTCAAGCCCAAAAAGCATCTATGAAAATGCAACAGCAACAAGCTGAGTTTCAAAGAAAACAATTTAAAATGCAGGCAGATGCGGCTGAACTAGAAACTATACAAGCAGAAAATACTAGAAAGAAAAAATATTTATCTAAGTTAAATGAAAACAGAGCATTGTTTAGTAAGATGAATATAACCACAGATTCTCCATCTTATCGTGCTTTCTTAAAAGCAAACAAAGAAACAATGAAAAAAGATGTACAGAGATTAAGGTTACAAGGTACAGAGAAAAGATTAGCGGCTATGTATGGTGTACAACAAGCAGACCTAACTGGTCGTATGGCTAAAGTACAATACAAACAAGGTGTAGCTACTACAGTAGGAAGATCATTGTTATCAGCTAATAAACTTTATGGAGAAATAGCATAATGGCTTTAAAAAAAGAAACAGAAGAAGTTACTTATTCAGATAGAATAGGAGTTAATCGAGGAGCTGGTTTTGATTTTGGAGCAAGAGTATTTCAACAACAAGCAAATGCTATAGATAATTTAACAAGTCAATTTGCAGATACAGCTTTAGCATCTATACAAAAAGCAGGTAAAAAATTAGGAACTGAAGCGGCAGAAAATGCACAATTTTCTAAAAAAGAAATAGAATATATTGATGCAGATGGTAATACAAAAACACAATATATTGATGCACCTATACCAAAATTAAAAGGGCCAGTTACTAAATCTATGCAAGAAGCATATGATAAAGAAATTTATACAAAGTATAAAAATGAAGTACAAGCAACAATAAGAAATATAATTGTAGAAGAAAGAGCAAACTCTATAGAAGCAAAAGGTAATCCTGAAGATTTTAATAAAATAGTAGAATCAAGAATAGCACCAATAATAAATTCACTTGATCCTAAATTTGCAACTGTTGTTAATACATATGCAGAAGAACAAAGACAATCTCATTGGTATCAAGTATGGGATGAACATAACAGACATTTAGAACAGATAGATAATATTAGTTATGATGAGGGTATTAAGTTAAAAACAAATTCAGTAACTTCTTTAATCATAAATAGTGCAGACCCTAAATTAATTCAAGAAGCAAAAGAAGATTTAAAAGAACACATAGATATTTATACAGGAAAAAAAAATGAAAAGGCAATAGCTACTGGTAAAACTATTCTTAAAAATATTGAGGATGGTAAAGAAATATATCAAACTATTGCAAGTATAAATGTAAAAGATTTAAGTAAAGCAAAACCTAGTGAAGTAAAACAATCTATTGAAGATTTAAGATTATTAGATTCTGTATTATCAGGAGCATCACAAAAAGTTACATTATCAAATGGTGTAATAGTTTCACAGAATGGAATGAGAAGTGCTACTAATAATAATCAAGGTGCTATTGATGCCGCTAAGATTAGAGTCAATGCAATGATTACTGATCTTAGTGGATTTTATGAATTAAATAAAAAATCTTCTACTATGATTTCATTAGCAGAAAATAATTATATGCTTGGAGAACATGGTAGAGTATCTGTTAATGGTGGACAATCAGATAGTACATGGAGAGAATGGTTAAGTTCAGAAGAGGGTTTTGATTATCTTGCAGGTAAATATAATGCTACTAATCCTGAAAAACCTATTACAGATATTAATGATCCTAGATACACAAAACTAGCAATAAGATCACAAGGTCATTTACCATTACCAGTATATGAAAAAATGGAAAATGCATTTGAAACAATGAATATGAATGACATACAAGATTTATATACTTCAGGTGTTATTCCTTATTTAACTAATTTTAAAATGTCATTTGAAATGAATGGTATTGAATCTACACTACAAGTAAATGCATTAGAAAGAGCAGGATTTCCTAAATCAATTATTAACAAAATAAATATGATTGATAATGAAGTACAACTTACTGGTAACTTTGCATTAGCTATGGATAATGTTAAAAAGTTTTATGACAAATATCCTGATGGTATAAATGCAACAAGCATATCATCATATATAGATAAAGCATCAAATGGTAAGAAAAGTATTGCAGATGTAAATAAAGTTATACTTACTAAGACAGAAGATTTACTTGATAGCAGTTCTATGGGTGCTACACAAATGGGAGATGTAAACTTTCCTGTATCATTATATAATCAAATTAAAACAAAAGTATATGACTATATTACAGATGGTACAATAGATATATCTAAAGATAGTCAAATAGAAAAAATAGTAGAAACATCTTTAGCGGCAGTTCTTTCAGGAAAAACTAATCATGGTTTTTCTAAATATGGTATTAATGATTTTGCACCACAAGGTTTAGAATATAAAGCTGATAGAGAAAACTTTGTATTTAATGCACCTGAAACACACTACTCATTACCAAATGGTAAGGGTGTATCATGGATGAATGAAGATGTAATGAAGTTAGTTAAAGGTTCTCAAGAATATGATGAGGGATATAAAAATATTAAAGACTTGGCTTTTGGTAAACAAATAAAATTAAGATCAGTAGATACAAGTGTACCACCTAGATATGAAGTAGTCTTTGTAAATAATGATGGACTAATAGATGTATTACAAGATCAAAATGGTATGAATATTATTTATGATCCATCTAAAAAGTTTCAAGAATTATTCGAAACAGAAATGACAAGTGATGAAAATAACGCCAAAATTAATGACCTTAAAGAAAAAAGAAAAGATAGTCTTATGACTTTACAAGAGTTAGAAGATGAGGGTTGGATTAAAAATGGTGTACTACAATGGTAGGAATAAAATATAATACTGAAGAACAAGAAACAGAATTAAATATTATAAAAGATGTTGATGCTATTTATACATCTTTACCACACAATCATGTAACTCCTCTTAAATATGATAATGGTTTTTGGTCAGATGTAGAAGATGAGTTTGCTTTATCTTGGTTAGGTCAATTAATAAATCACAATGAATATGATGCAGGTTTTAATAATAAACCTATAGATTTAGAATATGATCCATTTGCTCCTGAGAATATGAGTGGATATGAAATGTATGCTGGTAAATTTAAAGATGTTAGAAATAAAGAACATCATGATTTTATTAAAGCAAAGATAGATGAAAACTTAAAAAAAAGATATAGACTTAATGATAGTGATAGAGGATTACTTCCTGCTCTTGTTGCAGGACTTGGCGATCCAATAAACTATATACCAATACCTTTTGTAAAAGGAATAGGTTTTGGTTCAAGATTTGTAAAAGGTGGTTTAGTATCAGCAGGTCTTGTTGGTGCAACAGAACCTATTAGAAGAAGTATTGATCCTACATCTACAGGTGCAGAAACAGCCGCTTATGTTGGTGGTGCATTTGCATTAGGAGGATTGTTTACAGGTATCTTAGGTAAAAGAATAGTTAATGAAACTATTACTAAAAAGGGTGGCAGTAAAAAAATAATTAATAACTACTTAAAAGCACATCATACTACTGAGGGTAGAACAGATTTTGAAGCTACAGGATTTAATTACAAAGTAGGAGATGATTCATTTGGTACTAAAGTTAAAGTAGGTAAAACAGATCAAGCACCTAACAATAGATACAAACCAGTACATTTTGATAAAAAGAAAAATTTATTAACAGTAGATGAGGTCTATCTAAGAAATGTTTACAATCAAGGACTACATTTATTCTTTAGTCAAAAAGGAGTAAATCCATTACCAAGAGAAACATTTAGAACAGCAGAAGATTTTATTAAGTTTGCTATGAAGAAAGAAGTATATCGTGGTGTGTATAAAGAATTTAGAAAAGGTAAGACAGAAAAACAAGCAGACTTTGAAAATAGATTAAATACTAGAGTTCTTACAGATTTAGTTAAAGATGCAACAGTAGATAGATCAACAGCTAACAATAGATTATTTCAAAATATAGAAGCATTAACTAACTATGGTAAAGTTATGAAAGCATTTCGTGATCCTTTTTATGCAAAAGAAATGCAAAGATTATCAGGAGATTTTGCTACAGGTATGCGTGGTAATAGATATGGAATAGCTACAGAAAACTCAGCTATGTTAGATGCTATGACTAACTGGGGGCAAAAGATTCATGCAACACTTAGAAGAGTAGAAGATGAGTTTGTAGCTTATAGAAGTAATAATGCTAACAGTACAAGAATACTTAATATGAATTTACAGAAAGGCGGTATTCGTGCTGGAGATATGTATAGTTCTGTAATGAATAAACTATCAGGTAGAAATGCTAGAGATAATACTAAGCTAACAGAATTAGAATTTAGAAATAAAGTTACACAAGCAGTAGGAGATCAAAAAGTATTTGATGATCCAGCTATTGATCCTAATGTTAAAAAAGCGGCAATAGAAGTAAGAAAGTTTTATAAAGCATTTGGAGATGAAGCAGAAGAATTAAATATGTTTGCATCACAAGGTTCTTTTAAATTATTAATGGAAAAGAAAGATGGTGTCATTAGACAGATAAAAGCATTACTAGATGATGGTAAAAAACCATTAAGTAAAGTTCAAAGAGCAAGATTACTTGCAATGTTAAAAAGAAAAGAGGGCGAGTATGTTGATGTTAAAAAACAATTAACAGAATTAGAAGAGGGTATTGCTCCACCATTTACAATGAAAGAAGAATACTTCAATAGAATATGGAGAAGAGATAAAATATTAAAAGACCCTGATGCATTTAAAGCTGTTATTAGAAGTTGGTATAGAAGAAATCCTATTGAGTTTAAACAAGGTAATGTCAAATGGAAATCTACTGATCCAAAAGAAATAGAAAAAAGAGTAGAAAATACATTTAATAAAATTGTAGATAATGAAGCAAATCAATTTGATGGAGATGGTATTGCAGGATGGGGAATAATAAATGGTCAATTCAAAGCAGGTGTAAGACCATTAATGTCAAGAGCATTAGATATACCTAACAAAGAAGTAATGGATTTTATTGAAACAGATGTAACTGTTTTAATGCGTCAGTATCATACTCGTATGGCAAATGCTATTGAGATTACTAGACAGTTTGGCGATAGACATATGGATAACTTCTTAGATCAAACTGAAATACGATTGATAATGAAAGAACTTAAAACTGATAAAGATAATGCTAAGATTGATAAAGTATTAAATGCATTTGAAGATGAAAAAGATAAATTACTTGGTGTTCTTAATACAGAAGATCCAGCTTCATTTAGTAAAAGAAGTGCCGCTTTCTTAAGAGATTGGGCAAGTTTAGCATTTATGGGTAAAGTTATATTCTCAGCATTAGTTGATGCAGGGCGACCTATAATGGTCAATGGTATATCAAGAACATTTAAAGATGGTATTGGAACATTTGTATCTAACAATGCTGTATATGCAAAAGCATTACAAGAAGTAGAATACTTTGCACCAGCTATGGAAGTAGCATTAGCATCATCAAGAAAAAGATATATTGAAGATGGTGGTCAAGTTGGAATGGGTAAAGGTTTTTTAAACAGACAGTTTGATAGAGTAGCACATAAATTTAACCAAGCACAAACACCATTTTATTTTGCAAACTTACTTACCCCTTGGACTCAGGGTATGAAACAGTTTCAAAGTGTTATATCAGCACATAGATTTATAGAAGATTCTATTAAGATAGCTAAAGGTACAGCTAGTGAGTTTGATATAAATAGAATGGCAAGTTATGGTATTGATGAAAAGACTGCAAAACTTATAGCAGATATGCCATATGAAAAACTAGATGATAAGTTATTTGTAGCTAATGCTAATATGTGGGCTACTAAAACTGGTGGACAACAAGCGGCTAGAAAATACAGACAAGCTATATTTGCAGATGTAAACAGAACTATCATTACACCCTCAGCTACAGATCAATTTAATATGATGCATGGAGTATTTCGTATTGACAGTAAAGGTATGAATAAAGTTTTAAATAATAAAATAGGTAGGTTCTTTGGTTATCAAGAAACTACTAGAGGTGGTAAATTAAATAACTCATATTTAGGATTACCATTTCAATTTTTTTCTTGGGCTGTTTCTGCAAATAGAAAACTTATTATGTCAGGATTACAAGGTAGAGAAGCTAATGCACTAGCTGGTGTAATGGCTATGGTATCATTAGGTATGTTAGGAGATTACTTTAAGAATCCTAGATACTGGGTACAAAAACCTGTAGAAGAAAAAATTATTAGAGGTGTAGAATTATCAGGTGTACTAGGTTTATTTGGAGATATGAACTTTATGTTAGAAACTATATCAGGTGGTATGTTTGATAATGCTGTTGGAGTAAGACCATTATTAGGACAAGATTTAAGATTTGGCGATCCTGATATGGCAGATGCAGTAGGAGAATTTGCAGGAGCAGGGCCATCTATACCATTAGATTTATTACATACTTTTATGACAGACCAAGATTATGATGATAAAGCGGCTACAATCAGAAGATTAATTCCATTGAATACTTTGTGGATTTGGGATAGAACATTTAAAAACTTGTATAATAAAGGAGCAGAGATTATAAAAGATTAATATGACTATAGCGAGTAATAAAAATACACCTAGAAATACATATACTGCTACAAGCGGTCAAACTGCGTTTACTATTGGCTTTGAGTTTTTTAAAGTAGAAGATGTAAAAGTATATAAGAATGGAACATTATTAACTTATAATGCTAGTCCATCTTCAGCATCACAATATAAAATAACTGGTACTGCTTCTGCTTCAGATGATGCATATGAATTTGGTTCAGGTGGTACAGTAACTCTTGGTGCTGGTGCTACAGTAAATGATTCAATAGTTATTATTAGAGATATAGTTTTAGAAAGAACTTCTGATTTTCCAACAACAGGTGCTTTTGATATAACAGCTTTAAATACACAACTAGATACAATGACATCTATGTTGTCTGATATAAAACAACAATCAGATAGATCAGTTAAATTATTAGATACAGATACAGTTTCATCTACAATTACATTACCAGCTAAAGCAACTAGACAATCTAAGATTTTAGGATTTGATGCTAATGGTAATATTGAAACTACAGTATCTTCAGATGGATTAGCAACACTATCAGGTATAGCTAGTGATATTTCAACTGTTGCTGGTATAAGTAGTGATGTTACAAGCGTAGCTGGAAATTCAAGCAATATAAATACTGTAGCTGGATTAAATTCTGAAATAACAAGTTTAGGTGCTATAGCAAGTGATATTACAACTCTTGCTGGTTTTAATAGTGCAGACATATCTACAGTAGCAGGAGATATAAGTAAGGTTGTAACTGCGGCTAATGACTTAAATGAATCAACTTCTGAAATAGAGGTTGTAGCAAATGCTATAACTAATGTTGATTTAGTAGGTGGTTCTATAGCCAATGTAAATTTAGTAGGGCCAAGTATTGCTTCAGTAAATTCAGTAGCATCAAATTTATCACAAGTACAAAACTTTGCAGATGTATATAGAATTTCAAGTTCTGCTCCAACAACAAGTTTAAATCAAGGAGATTTATATTTTGACACTACTGCTAATGAATTAAAAGTTTATAAATCTTCAGGATGGGCGGCGGCAGGATCAACAGTTAATGGTACTGCTAATAGATTTACTTACACAGTTTCATCATCAACTACTACAATAACAGGTAATGATGATTCAGGTTCTACACTTGCTTATGATGCAGGTTTTATTGATGTATATCTAAATGGTGTTAAAATGGTTAATGGTTCTGATGTTACTGTTACTTCAGGAACAAGTGTAGTTTTTGCTAGTGCTATTGGTACATCAGGTACAGATACAGTAGATATTATAGCTTTTGGTACATTTCAATTAGCAAACATATCTATTAATAATTTAACAGATACACCTGCGGCTCTAGGTTCAGCAGGACAAGCCCTTGTTGTAAATAGTGGTGGTACAGCATTAGAATATGCAAATGCAAGTTCAGCAGAAGTATATGGATTTAAGAAAACATTTACTGGTTCAACTATTAATAGAACAGTTACAGTACAATCAGTAAGTGGTTCTAATAAATATTTTATTGATGGAGTACAACAAGATACTTTAGAATTATTAGAGGGTAATACTTATGTATTTACTTATCCATCAGCACATCCTTTTAAGTTTTCTACAACTTCTGATGGTAGCCATAATAGTGGATCAGAATATACTACAGGAGTTACACATAATTCATCTACACAAGTTACTATAGTAGTAGCAACAAATGCACCTACTTTATACTATTATTGTTCATCTCATTCAGGAATGGGTGGTCAAGCAAATACACCAGTTCCAAGACCTAATACATTACAAGTACAAACAACAAATCAAGGAGTAGATAATATTAGTGCATCTGATTATGCTAGTTTTGATGATGTTCAATTTGCGGCATCAGGATTTACTTGGTCTTTAAGTAATGGCCAATTAATAGCTACAATTTAGGATTGCAATAATTTTAAAAGAAAGGTAAAAGGTAACACATGGCAACAGTAAATTTAGGAAATATAAAATTTAATTGGAAAGGTGCTTACAATAGTTCTACAGCTTATGTTGTAGATGATGTTGTTAGTAGTTCAGGAAGTTCATATATTTGTATTTTAGCTTCTACAGGTAATGCTCCTACTAATACAACTTACTGGCAACAAATGAGTGCCGCAGGTACAGATGGTACAGATGTAGGAACAATAATTACTACACAGGGAGATATTCTTTATAGAGATGGAAGTGGACTTCAAAGATTGGCAATTGGTACAGCAAATCAAATTTTACAAGTTAATTCTGGTGCAACAGCATTAGAATACACAGCAAAACCAGAGGGTAATTTAGTTCAACAAGTTGTAATGAACTCTAGTACTGGTTATTCAGTTGCTAATAATAGTGCTTATCAACACGCTTCAGCTTGGGATATTGCAATTACACCTACTAATGCCAATAACAGATTGGTTTATACTATAAGTAGTCATGGTGCTTCACGATATAGTTCAAATGGTACATCTGGCGCACAATTTAAAGTACAATCAGTTGTTGGTGGTTCTAGCACCGATATTTCTGGAAGCGAAACCCAAGTTGGATATGGTAATTTAAATAATGTTCAATTACGAGGTGTTATGCACAGAACATTATATATGACAGCAGGAACAACGAACCAAGTAACTTTTCAAGTTTATTATAAAGAAGTTGCAGGAAACACCGAAGCGTGGTTTGGAAATAGTGTAAGTTATGCAGGAAACACATTTGTCACTGTTGAAGAAATAAAGGTATAAGGAGATAAATATGATTGAAACAGTCACAGCAATAAAAGCAATAAATGACAAGGCTAAAGTAGTTATAGAATATACTGATGGTGTTGAAACTATTACTTGGTTAGATGGAACTGCTGAAATATCACAAGCTGATATTGACGCAAAAAAAGCTGAACTACAAGCAATCGAAGATAACAAAGAAAATATAAAAGCTAGTGCTAAAGCTAAACTTATGGCAGGGGAAGCATTAACTGAAGAAGAAGCTAATGTAATGATAGGAGGGTAACTCCTGTGACTAAAGCAAGAGATATTGCAGATTTTAAATTTGAAAACATAGTAGATACTGGTACTGAGGGTACAAAAATTGCTAGCGGTACTACAGCTCAGCGAGGTTCTACAGCAGGTCAAATTAGATTTAATACTACAAATAATCTTGCTGAATATTATACAGGTTCAGAGTTTAAAGCTATTGATATTGCACCTTTAGTTACTTCAGTAAATAATTCTAATATTAACCAAGCACAGATAGACGCAGGATTTGATTTAGTTATTACTGGTACAAACTTTTCTAGTGGTGCAACTGTTAAATTTATTGGTAATGATGGAACAGAATATACTTCGCCAACAGTTACAGTAAATTCAGATAGTCAAATTACAGCTAGAGTAACTTCAAATATAGACGCAACTAAAGAACCTTTTGATGTTAAAGTAACTTCAACAGGTGGACTTTCTTCTATTAAAGAAGATTTATTTAATGTTAATGCTAGTCCAACTTGGAGTACAGCAAGTGGTAATCTTGGAACAATAAACGATTACGCAGACGCAACTCACTTTACATTAAGTGCTACTGATCCTGAGGGTGGTTCGGTTAGTTATACTGAAAGCACATCTAATTTATCAGGTGCAGGATTATCATTAAATTCATCTACTGGTGCAATTACTGGAAATCCAACAGATGTATCTTCAGACACTACAGTTTCGTTTGATGTAAATGCTAGTGATGGCACAAACACAACAGCAAGAAGTTTTAATATTATTGTTCAACAAGCATTAGATGGTTCTACTTCAGCTAAAGCGGCTCTATCAGCAAAAGATATTAGAGATTTAGGTATTACTACTAATGGTGTTTATTACCTTAAAAATGCAAATGGCGACACATACCAAGCATACTGTGATATGAATGTTCAGTCTGGTGGTTGGGAATTGGTTTGGAATTTATCTGGTGGTGGTACTTTAAATACTGATCCAAGAAGTGCTTTTGCAGGTTATAACAACAAAAACTTTTGGACAAACCAAACTTATACTGTTGGAACACATGCAACACCTTTTAACTCTGTAATGTATAAATCCTCAGGTTATCAATACAGAAATGATTTTACAAAAATTATGATTGTAGCACACAATGCAGGTGGTGCTTGTACTACTGATTTTGATACAAGTTCTTCGTCATCAAACTTTGGCGACATTGGTGGTATTTGGACTTTAAATTCTACTTATGCAAATAAATCTTGGTATCAACTAATGAATGATTATGCTAATGCTACAACGATTGCTTCATTTACTACGCAAATGGGTGCATTAACAAATTCAAATCAGACTTCAGGTATTATTGCAAACACTACAAGAAATGGTCAAAAACATAGTGATGTTACAAGTAGTGGAGATAACCGAACTATAGGATTACCATTATTTGATAATCAATTAGATTTAGTTACTAATGTTTATATGAAAGGTTCAAATTCTAGTAATAATCATGGTGCGTCAAACTTTGATAGTAATGGTGGTATTTATGATTTAAATGAAAGAACGCCAACATCTTATAGTGGTACAAATGCGGCAGGAAATTCAAGTAACAGAAGTCCTGATTTTGTAATGAAAGATTCTTGTCTTTTTAATGCGGCTAGACTTACTGGAAAATATAGTCAAAGAAATTTAGATGTAAGACAATTATCAAGTAATAATGCTCATAACCAACATCAAACTCATGGTGGTCTTGGTACTTACCACAGAATATCTGACCATCAACTTATTGCTCATGCTTATTTTTCTATGGGTTATTATTATGGAGAATTTTCAATGGGTACTTCTGAAGCTACAAATTTTGATGGTGCTACAAATAATTTTTGGCAGGCTACTAATACACCTACTGTTGGGAGAAGCAGAGTGGACTTTGCAATATTCGTAAAGAAAGACTAATATGTTATGGCTAGAGTTACTAAAAAATCTACTGTTCACAGCATAACTCTAAAACATATTAACGAAAAGTTAGATCATATTCACAAAGATATAGATAGAAACACTAAAGATATTAATAGCTTGAAAGAACAAGTAGCTATGGGTAGAGGTGGTGTTAAAGTTAGATGATGTATTAACTATGGACTTTACTAACTTTAGTAAAAGAAAGAAAAAAAAATGATTGACTATTCTATACCATATTCATTTAAGATAGAAGAAAAAGATGATGGTACATATGAGATAATTATATGTGCTATTGGTTTTAAATCTCCTGAACACGCACAAAGTTTTTTAAAAGACATGACTAACTATGAAGTAAAAGTAGATAACCCAACAATACATTAATGAAAGATCAGGTATCATTATCAGATAAAACAAAATTAAGTATGCCGATTGCCAATCTTATTGGCCTGATTATGATTGTTGCAAGTGTTGTGTTTATGTATTCTCAAATAACAAATAGACTTACTTCTTTAGAAACTTCAAGACAACTGTTTGAATCAGACCTACTAAAAAAAAGTACACAATTACCTACAGATCAGGAGCAATATATGTTACTTGAACACCTTGCTGGAGAGGTAGAAAATATACAAGAAGAACTTGAAGAAAACCGACACAATAATGTAAACCTTAGTAGAGCAATGAAAGATATAGAAAAAATGCAAACTATGATAGAAGAAATGAAAGATAAAATAAGAGCAAATGGAGGTCATCAATGAAAGTAGCAGTTGTATTTGCATTACTTATGTTTACACCAGCAGATTTAGAGAACCCTATGGAATTTATGATAACAGATGGGCTATCAAAATGCTTGAAATTAAAGCGAGAAGCTGAAAGAAATACTAATCCTGATAGAATTAAATGGATTTGCAAAGAAGTTAAAGCAGAGATAGAAGTAGATTCTACAGGTAAGTTACATATTAATAAACTAATAAAGGAGTAAGGAAATGGATATGGAAACATTTGACGACATCTCAGTAATGGCTGGTACATTATGGGGAGAAGCACGAAATCAAGGGGATGAGGGTATGATTGCAGTAGGCAATGTTATCATGAATAGGGTTAAAGCACAGTCTTGGTATGGAGATCATATTAAAGGGGTTTGCCTAAAAGCATGGCAGTTTAGCTGTTGGAATGAAGATGATCCTAATCGTGAAAAAATTTTAGCACTTGATTGGTCAGACACAGCATTTTGCAAAGCTGTAACGCTGTCATATTATTTTACTAAAAATAAAATGGATGACAATACCAATGGTGCTACTCACTACCATACAAAATCAATCTCTCCAAACTGGGCAGAGGGTAAAACTCCTTGTGCTGAGATAGGAGATCATTTATTTTATAACGATATAGAATAGGAGATACTATGTTAAATATGATTAGCCCTATTGTCGGAAGTTTATTTAAAACTGTTGACAAAGTAATTGATAATAAAGCTGAGGGAGAAAAAATTAAAGCTAAGATTCAAGAGAAACTTCTAGCTGGAGAACTAAAAGAACTAGAGGGTGCGGCTAAGATTATAGAAACAGAAGCTAAAGGTGGATTCTTACAAAGAAATTGGCGACCTGTTATGATGCTTACATTTGCAGGATTAATGGTAGCACACTGGTTTGGATTCACTGCTCCCAATATACCTGAGTCTGTACAAAATTCTCTACTTAATATAATACTTGTAGGAATAGGTGGCTATACTGTAGGAAGATCAGCAGAGAAAGTAGCTACTAACTTTGGAAAGGGTAAGAAATGATAGATGAAGTAAAAAGATGGGCTAAAAAACGATTTAGAGGCCTTTGGAGATACAATGATAAGATTAGATGTACTATGTGCTGGAATAATCTTACTCCTCGTGTATGGCTTTGTATTGTCGTTCTAGCGGTAATTCTAGGTTTGTTCCTATGAAATACATGCTCATACTGTATATGTGCAGTATGATTACTGGTCAATGTCCTAATCAATCAATAGCAGGTTATCAATTTACATCTCATTATGATTGTGTAAATGCTGGATATGCTGTTGCTCAAAAAACATTTAGGAATCTTGAAGCATTAGAAGAGTGGGATCAAGATTATATTAACAATAATAAAATAGTAATTAAGTTTGAGTGCAAACAAATTAATTCAATCTAACGACCTTGCCCTCTATACTTCTTCTTGCTGAACTTTTTGTTCGGCCTCTTTGAGTGTCTGCCTCTTCTGTTTATTACTTTCTTTTCTCTTACTAGAAGCCCAAGCCCTCTTGCTTTTGTCATATTCTTTTTTCTTTTCCTTTATGATTTGTTCATAAGGTTTTTTATATTGAGAATGATTTAATATCAAATCTATAAATAGCGGTAATGCTATCGCAACCAAAGACTCTTCATGATCTTCATGCATAATCAAAGCATCAGCACTACCCATCCATTTCTTTAATGTTTTAAAACCAGCACCATTTTTTCGTGCTTTAACTTCTACTATCATGTCAGGATTTTTTATTTTAATATCGTGG